TGTTAAGCATCCGCAGTTCGGCAATGTCTCTCGCGGCATCCTCTTTGACAACCTTGATCTGTTTCAGCGTATTTGCGTCTTTCTCGTCAATGAACATCTGCAATCCATCCCGCAGGATCTCGTATGCTTCCTCACTCGCAGACAATTGGCTGATGCTGAGACCGCCAATGCTGAGTGTTTCAAGCAGAGAAGCTGTTTGTGCTTTGGTTTCTTCTACCAGCGCTACATACTCTTCCTCAATCACCTGTTTTTCTTGCTCCAGTTTGGCTTGATACTCCAATTCGCTGATCTTGTTGATGATGGCTACAACTTCATTTTGCAGCGCTGCCTTATCCCCGATCTTGTTTCCTTGGTCAATATCCACGATCTGCTGCTCGATGGCCGCTTGCTGTTGCTTCAACTCTTCCACGTTCATTAACATATCCCCTTTACATGTAAATGCTTTGTCAATAGCTTTATTATACCATCGCTACCGTTTTTAGCCTATCAATTTTGGGTAATATACTAGGTTCAGGGTGGACGTTTGTGCAGCTTCCCTGTGGCTGTTTTAAGCCCTCTTATGTACTCGCGGTGTATTTGACTGCCGATGGGCTGTATATAGCCTAGAATGCGCTGCTGGGAGTCTGTGAGGATGGATACGCCGTCAAAGTGGTGCCAGTGTGGTTTTAGGTTGGCGTATTTCATCATTCATCCTCGTTTGGCGGTAAGAATGGTTCGATTGCTTTGTACAAGTCTCCCATCAGTTCATAAGCGTTTTCAATCGCTCTATCTGTTTGATAAATGGAGTCTTCACAACTAATTCTGTTATCAGTCATGAACTTATACACAATCTCGTACATTTTCGACTTTGCTTCTTCCATCATTTCCTTTCCTCCTTCATGATCATATTTCTTGTATTTTTATTTCCATACGTGGCTTATCGCTGTATCTTTTGCGTATAATAGCATCAGTGATTTGGCTGTCGTCCTTCCATATCACCCCGTTTAAAGCATCGCTGATTCCCTTCAAGTAGTTATCCGCATCGGGTTTTGAAGTGGGTACGATCAATCCGCGCTCTGCGTCTGTTGTCTTCTTTTTGCTGAAAGATTTCGGGATCTTCCGGTAAATGATGATTTCGACAAGGAGCGCATCTTTTAACAATTCTTTCGGTGCGTGTTCGCTTGCGACCAGTCTTACATAGTCTTTGTAATCCCTCGACTTTGCAGGATCGTACATCCGCGCTTTTCCGTTGATGGTTGTTGCTCTTGGTCTGCCTTGGGCAGTAGCTTCTCCGTATACTGTAAATTCAATCATCGTTTGTCCTTCCTTTCAGGCCAGCAATAAGCCATATTCACAACGCATGCCCCTAGAAGAAAACAATTCAATCCCACAAACAAAACATCTGTTAATCCCATTTCTACACCTTCCTTTTCTCGCAGATCCGTCCCGGTCCGTCCTTTAGTTTCATCTTCGGTGGTCCATACTTCGCTAACATGTCTGTATACTCCTGTGGTGTCATTTGGCGTGTGATACATTCGCTGTAGGTTACCGCTCGGTTCGGTGGTGGGAAGTCTGAGGTGATAGGCATAGGTGATGTACGGCGATGTCTTTTGATACCACTACTCATTATCTGTTACCTCCTTTGGCTCTGTGGTATCCGGGTAAATAGTGGCAAGTACGTCTCGTGCTTCGATATAGCAGCGATCCAAGTACTGAGATATACCGTCCCACTTCGATAATTCTTTGATCGTTTTTACCGCATCTTTCAGCCGTTGTTCCCGGGCCTCTGCTGCAATCGCTCGTAACTCCTGCAGGCGGTATCCCTTGGCGTAGTCTTCTGTAACTCCTTTTTGGTAACGTACCTCTTCCTCCGCTGCGGCTGCACGGGCTTTCTCGGATTCCCAGGCGGTCAATGTACCCTCGTAGGATTGTTTGTAGACCTTAGTTTGTTTTTCGGCTTCATCAGCACGAGCATTGTGGTGCTCATATAGGGCTTGAGCTGCTTCCAGCAATTCAAATGTTGGTCGCTGCTCGTATCGTTCGCGCCATTTCTTGGCTTCTTGGAGCCAGTAGGGAAGGGCTGCCTTGTACTGCTGGAGAGCTTCTGCATCTACTCCCTCCCATATGGTGCTCATTAATCCTCCGCGTTGCCAGACGGCCGTTGCGCTCGATTCAAGCGTCAACCACTTTGAATCTTTGACCTTCTCACACATCTCCATATCCTTTTGCCAATCTCTCGGTGGTTGGGGTGTTTGGGTCATTGGGGGTGTACCTCCTTCACTGTTTCCATTTGCATACTTCCCTGTGGCTCATACACGTAGCGTCTTCCCTCTATGTGTAGTACCGTTGGTATTCCGTTCTTTACTTTCTTGATGGTGGCGATGGTGTGTAGTTTGGTTCCTGCTTCATAGGTTTTCATTTGTCTTAGCTCCTTCCCCAAGTCCTAAAGCCAAGTATGCGATATTGATAGCCTTGTTAAAGGATTCCTCGTAATCTGCACCAGTAACGTTCATGATTCTTTCCAGCGCCTTGGTTAGCCGGGATATGTTATGCTGCGCCTCAACTAATTCATTTGTCTGCTTAACGGATATTTCTTTCCATCCCTTTGCTTGTTGCTCTGTCTCTTCTAGAGCAGCCAGCAACTCCAATGCTTCTTGGTTACTTATGTCGGATGAACCGTGTCCGTAGCCAGCATTTACTTCGTACTGAGCGTCTTCCTTGATTACTTCTTTCCGTTCTGGTGTCATGTTCTTCTCTCCTTTATGATTTTAATTGCCTTTGTCGGCCCCCGCTTCGCTGGGTTGTTCAGTCGATTTGATGCCCTTCGGACTTCGGATTCACTTCTACGCTCCACCCACACTTGCAGGTGCGCTTAAATACATCCTCTGTCACCACTAGCGTCCCTTCTCCGTTTCCAATCATCCCGCTGTTACATTGCGGACACTTCTGATGCACTCTCATTAACTCTACCGCTGTAGTTAGTCTCATTCCCTTCACCCTCTCTTTCGTCCTCTCACTCCCTGCCGTTCCTCTTCTTCCCGCTTTGCTGCGACTTGATCAATCATCTCGATTAAGTGTTCCACCATAAACTTGTTCCGGTATGCCACGCTCACAGACAGTGTAGAAGCTTCCTGAGAGAGTTTAAATAGCAGATGGTCCAGTTGTTCCACTCTTTCGCGTATAAGCCACTCAGCGGCGTTCCAGGAGCGCTGCATCTCACTTCTGTCCAAGCTCTCCTGTCTTCTTCGTTTGATTTCGTCACTCATGGCGTTTTACGCATGTCTGCCAGTTCTTCCATCGTGATCACTTTCCGGTGATACTGTGACATGTTCATGCGCGCCGTTAGGTTCGCTTGTTCCTCGGTTAAACGTTCAGCTATTACCATCGGCAAAGAGTCGATAGGTGCGTCATGGTTCCATTGAAGTACGGCGTACATGTTATTCCTCCTTTTTCGGTTTTACGTCTCTTACCCATACCGGAAAAGCACCTCTACCTGAATTACAAAACGAATATGTTCCGCCTTCTCTGTCAATCCCTTCTGGCGCTACCGGATAAAATCTCGCATAAGCTTCTTTTGTATCGAAAAATTCAAAGTAACCATCAGCATCTTGTTCACACTCTTTTTCAAACTCTTCTTTGGTGTAATTAGATTTTGGTCCGACATAACAGGATGGAGTGTCACCTTCACACCACATTCCAAATCCCATGTTGCTCACTTCTCTCCCACCTTCACAATGAATTTGTTTTCGCTAAGCTCAATCGGCATTTTGCTATAGTTCCGCTCTCCCAGCTCTCCCTTGATCCATTTGATTAGCGGCACACTCTTGATGATCGGGATCATTTCAGGGTACGTTACCAGTGCCATGTGCTCTCCCGGATCCGTGCTGATGTGGATTTCGCCTTTGTCTTTGTCTACTGCAAAAGATAGTTTGTGGCCTAACGTGTTGGGGATGATCTTGCTCATACTCATTCCCCATGGGTTTATACTCATTGTGGGTATACGTTTCATAAGTCAGCACCTTCCAACGCAGCACAATTAATTAAATACTTAGGTTTTTTATTCCGCGTCACTTTCTTTGTTCCTTTGTAATGTTCACAAGGTTTAACGCCTCCGCCAAAAGCACTGATATAAATGCATGTGCATTCTTCTCTTTTCTGACCTTTATTCTCTCCAAATATATTTTCAATTTCTCTGCTTCCTAACTCTCGTTTAATTGGGCATTCTGATTTTAAAACATGAACTTCCTCTGTCATTCCTCCAAATGCACAACATGAACTAAATATCTCATTTTTCATTTTCCATCATTCCTCTAGTTATTATTTGGTGGTTCTTTGGGTATACTGTTAATAGGCTTATCCTAAAGTGAAATACTCTTCCGCTAACTTCTCATATATCCTTAGCCATTCTCTAATCTTACCTACATCTGGATTATCTTTGTCTTGTTCCTCTTCGATCATTTCGGCTGCTCCAATCAGTCGAACTTGGAGGAACATTTTTTCTTTTGTTGCGCCTTCGTTGTAATCATCAATCAATTCTACTTTTTCTTCTTCGGATAATTGGTTGAAGTAATCACCCCTTTCGCGGTTTTTCATCCGTTTGGTATGTTCAACGAAGTCTGAGTATCTCATTGTATCCCCCTTAGACTTAACGTTCTTTCTTCTTCCGTGCCTAATCTGCAACATTCATCATATTTTTTAGCAATTAGAACGCTCTTTTCGTCTTCCCTCCACTCTCTTATGATCTGCTGCGGTTTATCAAACTTGAAGGTTAAATCTGCACCAGATGGTCCACCGCGATTCTTTAGGATTTGAACATGATAATCGTCTAAGACCTGTATAAGTTCCTGTGAGTCCAATTCGTTATTAAGTTCAGGACGATAAGCTCCAAGCAGTATATCTGCGTTTTCTTCAATCGTTCCGCTATCTCTCGCATCAGAGAAACTTACGGGCTTTGAACCGTCTGACGATCCTTTACCTTCTCCCCTACTCGTTTGTGCCAGTAAGATAATGAGTTTATTCGTTCTCTTGGCTACCTGTTTAATCTCTGCGGTTAGCTGGCTTATTTCTTCATACCGTCTTAACCCCTGCGTTTTGATATATCCCAGGTAGTCAATCAATATGATTTTGCATGGGATGTTATCGAAGTATTGCTGATCTGCCATCTTTACTAGGTCTTCAATTTCTGTAATGGTCAATCTTTGGTGTTCAAAAACGAGTAACCCATCTTTGTACGCCTGTTTTAGTGTCTGGTGATGATCGTAGTTACCAAAGTCCCCGTAATCCTCATACACTTGATTTTGTGTGATATTTTCATTGATCGAAACGAGTTTAGGGTATAAGTCCGAATCTTGCTGTTCAAACGAAAAGAAGTTACATCCCACGTTTTGAACGGTTACTGCATGTTGTATAACGTTCAAGGCAAAAGCCGTCTTACCAACCGATGATCTAGCCAAGTACACCAGAACCCATCCTGTGGGCACTCCCATTCCGCTGTTAAGTATCCGGTCAAGCTGCGGATATCCTAGTTTCAAATTACCTGAGTTGGTTTTAGTGATCCTGCCCATGAATGAATCATACATATCGTCTATGGTTCTGTACTTCTCGTACAAGCTTGTTTGAGGTTTAACCGATAGCATCCCCTGAACCTTCTGTACGTCCATCTTCCAGCGGTCTGCAAGGAATACAGATACATGATCACGTATATATGGGTTTGTGATCTCTGACATGATTTCGGCGGCGTTTTGTTGTTGTAACAGAATGTCATTAGTGTTTAGCATCATCACTTCTAGCAGTCCGATTTCAGCGAAGGTTATGTATGACTCTGCTTGAGTGCGATCCATTCCGTTTTTAACGTAATCGTTAAAGTCCATTTCTTTTCCGTCTTTTAGTTGCAGCGGTAACAGCAAAACTTTAATCACGCACTTTTGATGTATCGACCTCAACAGGTGGTAGTTATTCGCTATGCTCGCCATACCCGATTTATTGCGATCTGGAACCAACACGATAACCGTGTTTTCCTCAGCAAGCGCACACACTCTCTTGGCTTGCTCCTTAGCCAGTGAGGATTGCATATAAGCCACAGCAGCCGGGAATCCTATTTGATCTGCGCTGATTGCGTCTAGTTGTCCCTCAAACACCAGTAAGTGTTGTTCTTTCTTTAGCGCCTTGCGTGAGTTGTATTCGTTAAACAAAAACTCCGTCTTCTTAAAAAGTTCGTTGTAGTAAGGTGATTCCGTATTCTCCGAAGGAAGTCTATACTTCCCGTGGAATCCTTGCGGCGGTTCGCCAATGTATCTTTCACAGTATCCAACCTCAAGCCCTCGATGATCTGCAAGTGGGATAATAAGGCTATGATTCTTTTGACCGTACCCTATGCGGAACTTTGTAACAGACTCTTGGGTCAATCCTCTGTGAAGGATGTACTCAACAGCTTCTTTCTTTCCTGACTGGCTGTTCGCTTTATCAATCAGTTTTCTTTGCGTCTTCTGAAACTCTTTTCTTCGCTGGTATCCCTCATCGGTTGTTGACGATAACGGAATGTCTTTACGTTGTGCCAAGTCCTCCAGCGCTTCGTATGGCGTTCCAAACCGCTCCATAAGCTGGTGAAGCTTGATAATGTCGCCACCTTCATTGCATCCGTGGCAGTAGAATAACTGCTTTGCTGGATCAACGGTAAAAGACGCGGTGTTCTCTCCGTGTAGTGGACATAATCCTGTGAAGGTTTTTCCCGACTTCCGCAAGTGTACGAAGGTTCTCACATACTCAACGATGTCATAGTGCTCTCTTACAACTTCAAAATCTTTCATCGCATTAACCCCTTAGCTTTCAGTTCCTCGCCGAATGCTTCCCATGATTGTTTTGCTGGAGCTGCTTCTTTCACACGGTCAAACATCATCACCTTTGCAGAAGCTTCCGTTTCCTTTCCCTTCATCCCTCGAAGTATCCCGAAAGTGTAATTCTCCTTGGCTGACTTTTTATCAACCATGTGCATATGCGTTTTCATTGCATATTCCACAATTACCTGTGGATAATCATCGAAGTATTCAAGTATCTTCAAAACAACGCTGTCCGCAATCTTTTTGCTTGATCTTGTTTCAGCGATGAATTTTAGGTATTCATCCAAAACAATAACCATTGATTCCGAATAGCTAGAGCGCAAGTCTTTTATTTGCGCTGATATATCTTTTAAACTGTCTTTCTTTTTTTCTTCTGTATTACTTCTTTCTTCTTTTGTGGTTGACAGCAGGTTAGCAGCAGGATAGCAGCTGGTTGACAGCAGGTTAGTTTGCTGGTTGGTAAGTGTCTCAAACCCTTGTGGCTCTAGGTGTTTCTGCTGGTTGTTCTGCTGGTTGCTTTTTCGGTATTTTTCGTAATTAGTGAGTTTGTAGATGGAGAAGTACCGATAAGTGATGGTTAGAGAAATCATGTTGTGATCTATCAATTTCTTCATAAGCGTTTTCAATCTCTGTTCACTTATTCCAAGTCTTTCACTCCAGCTTGGGCGACCAAACATAAACTCACCTTGGTTAATCGTATACACTTGTCCTTTTTCAATGTCCACCTTTGGATCAACTGCGTACCTCGCCCTGTGCAGCATTTCAAACCACACTTTGAAGTATTCAGCATCTTTATAGATCCAGTGGTTTACAATGTCCCTGTCGACTGGTACGAAATCGTCCATTATCACCACCTACTCTTTAATTTGGTTTTTAACTTCCTTGACCCATTTGTCTACCTCTAATTCATCGAAGCGTGTATTAGCGCCTAGTTTGTACTTTGGCATCCCTTCACGCATCCAGCGGTAAATTGTGGGTTCAGACACTTGATACTTTTTAGCGACATCCGCGATCTTTAGCAATTTGTGTCACCGCCTTTCCTTGACTTAATATTACTATCATGCGCTTTCAATGTCAAGATTAATCTTCCAGTTATTTAGAACTATTTTCCGCAAACAAAAAGCGCCCGAAGGCGCTATGCGGTATAGTTTACCCGTGTCTTTTATTCCATGCTTCTGTCGCTTCTTCTCTGCTATCGTAAAGGTAAATGCCTAATTCTCCACCGTCACCTTCATACACAGCGATTGGGCAATTTTCATTGTCTTCATGAGTGTGTGAAATGCGAAACGATAACCCTGACCACGGATCAAGTTCATACTCTTCATCCCGACTATTACCCTCTGCATCACTAACTGTAATTTCTGCTTTACCTCCACAAAAAGGGCAAGTTTTAAGTTTTTCTTTACTCATTATTATTTCCTCCTATGCGGTATAGTTAATTTCTGCCTCTAGATCAAGGATCTTTTTGCTTATATAATGGCACATGTGAGTGTGATGCTCGATTTCAAACGGGTTATTGCGCTGTATGGCTTCTTGTAGTTGGATTTCATGGACAGTGAGATCCTGCTCCCAGGCTTTGAGTTGGTTGAGTTGACGTGGTAGTGATATCATGCTTCTTCCTCCTCAGAGTTTTGTAGGCATTTAATGAACCATATGGAGCGTTCGTATTCTCCTTTTATTAGATGGTGTATGGCTCGCTGGATGAAGTAACATTTCATTGTTCGGCCTCGCTTTGCTTAGCGGATTCGGTCGAATCGGAGTCAACTTCGTTGCAAATCCTTTCAAATTCATCTTTATCAATGACTATCGTAAACAGAACGGCATTAGCTGATATAACTTTTACACCTAAACCGGATTCAACAATACATGTGATTTCATCGTTATTTTTTCTTTTTTGAAATCCTTTAATATTGTTCATGAATACCGCGCTTTTCCCGTTGTCCTCTAACTTAGAAACAACCTCTTTAAATCCTGCCATTTTTATTCCTCCTAAAGTAAATGATCTTCCCGGTACTGTTCAAACCATACGCGACCTTCACGGCATCTATGCGCCCAGTTATGGCACGGTCTGCATATGACACAACCGTTGTCGATTGTGCCTTTTCCGAGCTGGCTGCGGTAGATGATATGATGAGGAACAGCCTCAAGGTCTGAGGACGTTCCACACTTCACACAAGCCCCGTTGTCACGCTCGTAGATAGCACGTATAGTCTCGGCGCTGAACTTGCCTCTTGCGGCTCTCTTGGGGCTTTTACGGTTGCTGCGGAGTTGGTCTGCTTTGGTGTATGGTGGCATGTTATCCTCCTTGCTGGTGGTCAATTCGTAGCTTCAATTTCAGTGCATGAAGTTCTTCGGTTGTGCTGCTAAAGGCGTTTCTCCAGCGCATCATGTCCTGATATAGATCAGCTTCCTGCTCCCTTAACTCATATACCGCTATTTCTGCTTCTGCTGCTTTGTTCTTGGTTGCGTCTCTAAAGGCAATAGCATGAGCGTGCTTGCGTTTGGCATACAGTCGCTTGTAATCTCCGTCTATTTGGCTGGATACGCGTCCAATGTACATTAAGCAGGTTGTGAGAAGACTGATTTTAGAAATCAGTCCTCCCGGATTATCATCAGTGAGCTTGTCTGCTTCGGAGCGTAATTTCATGATGTTTATGATGTACTCGTCTATGTTAGCCATAGTTCCTCCTAGAATGGTAAATCATCAACCGAAATGTCAATTGGTTTTCCGTCACCACTGAATGGATCATTGCTTCCAGTATTCCGCTGATAAGTGTTTCCGCTAGGCGCTCTGTCAACGTCTGGACGTTCGTTGCTTTCTGCTTTCTCCAGGAAACGCACATTGTCCGCTATAACCTCCGTGACATATACGCGCTTCCCTTCGTTGTTCTCGTAGTTACGAACCTGTATGCGTCCTTCTACGGCGGTCAGGCGACCTTTACGAAGGTAGTTAGCGCATGCTTCTGCTGCTTGTCTCCATACCACGATTGGTATAAAGTCTGCTTCACGTTCTCCACCTTCCGGTTTAAAGCTGCGATCCACGGCAAGTGTGAATTGTGTTACAGCCACTCCCGCAGGAGTGTATCTAAGCTCCGGGTCACGTGTTAGGCGACCTATAAGCACGACTCTATTTAGCATTTTTCTTGTCCTCCTCTGCTTTGTTCAACAAGCGTGTTGCCAGTAGTTCGTGCATTTGCTGTAGTGTGGCTCCTTTTGCTTTGGTTTCTTCGACCCACTTGTCGAAACCGTCTTCTTTCCCGGCAAGCACTTTCCACTTTGCTAGCATTTGTTTCATGATTGCTTCTTCTTTTTTCTGTATCTCTTGCTGATGTTTTTCGTCAAGTTCAGCGCTGCTCACTTTATCAGTATCTTCGCCGGATGGGATTGCAAATGTTCTCAAAAGTAAGTATTTGTACATATAGGTTTGACTTTTGCCTATTCCCTTATCTTGAGTGTCTGAACCGCTGCCGCTGGATACAATGATTTCTGATTGTCCGGTATCAATGTCTACAATCTTGTATCTTCCGTCTGTGATGGTTAAGTATCCTTTCAGCTTCGCGTCAGAGTCCCTCAGTTCCTCTCTACGGTGTTCTATCTCTACGGGCAGTATAACTAAGCCGTACTTGATTAAAGCGCGTCTAACCTCAGTTGTGACCTTCTCCTCGGACAATGCGCGGTAACTGCTCTTTCCAGTGCTTACACTATCGTCTTTTTGAAGGTATTCAATGTCACGCATAACGGCGTTGATTTTTTGATAAAGGTTCATTGGTTTCTGTTCGGCTTGTTCTTCGCTCATTGGTATCTCTCCCTTAGTCGTATTGGTTATTTGCCATAGCTTCGAGTTCACAGCGCAAATCTTCGTTCTCTGCTGTAAGATGTACGTTTTGCGTTTCTAGTTCAGTGATCCGGTCATAGGCTTGTGCGAGTTCTTGTTCTAGCTTGTCTGCGTTGTCGTTCCATCGTTTGAATAAATTAGCGATTCCCATTTCATCAGCTCCCTCAGTTGTGTAGATCATTAGCTGCTTGCTCTTTGCGGTATTGGCGTGCCATGTTTAGCAGGTAGACTCTCAGGAGTACCGGAGTAAGGGTTCCTCGTTGTTTGGCGATCTTTGCGAGTTCGCGGTAAGTGTGGCGGGTTTGCATGGTCATTTCCTCCACTCATAATTTTCACTCATGTACTGCTTAAATCCTTGAATGATCTTCGTGCATTGTTCATCGTTGTACATTCCGATGTGTGTGTCCTTTGGTTCAGTTCCCATAAACTTTCCAAGCATCTTGTAAATGATGTGTCTTCCAATTTTGTATTTCTGCCAGTATGGGTCTACAATGGCGTGTGCTTGATTCCGTAGCGCTCTAAGGTCTTTGTTCGCAAGTGTGCCTAAAGGAACCTTAGAACCTTTGTGAGTGCCTACATATGCGTCACAGGTGGTACACTTCCACACGTTGGCTCCGTAGTCTCTGCCGTAAAACTCTTTTGTCGTGACGCATACGGCTTCTGTTCCGCAATATCCGCAAGTAAGCATATGTCCTCCTTTGTAATGGTTTAAAATATCTAATACAGTCTTTATTGTGGTTCATCCTTCCAGTTCTATAATGGCAGTTTCAAGCTGTTGTGTGATGTCTGCCAGATCATCCATAAAAGAAGCAATTTCAGTTAAACGGCTGTAGTTGCTGGCATGTCGATCTGAAGTGTCACTGTCTAGTGCGTTCAAGCGAGCTAGTACGGCGGTTAAGCGTTCAATTGGTGTCATTTGGTTTCCTCCTAATTCGTTTTACTCTTTCTAAAAAATAGCATCCGCAACTTTTCGTATTACCTTTTATTAAATTTGCTGCAATTACTATACTTTCATTTCCACACTCACACTTACATAACCACTTAACTGAGTTACTTTTAGTTCTACCAACGTCTTTAATCACTGTAAGTCTGCCGAATTTCAATCCGCATAAATCTTTTTTTCTACTCATGTTTGTATTCATTAAATAAAATCCCTCCAACTCAAGCCACGGTCTGCAAGCTTCTCTGTGTCTGTTTCGTAGTGGTATTCAGGTTCTTCCTCTTCGCGTTGATCTTCTTCGTATTCAGTAATATCCATGTCCATGTTCCTCCCACATCATTTTCCAAAAGCCCTCTGTCTCCTCAGTACATTCGTCACATTCAAGTACCCAATTCAGTTCTTCCTCTACGTATGCCGTGTTCGTTCTGCGAATCCATACTGATTCGTGCTCTTTTCCGCATCTGCCGCACTTCATTCGTTTATCCCCTTTACTTTCATTCCGATGATGTGCAAAGTTGTTATCATTCCGGTCAAAATACCGTTGCAATACTGCTCCCCATTTTCTTCGAATACTTCTTTGTTCTTTTCGAACGTGTATAGTAGTTGTTCCTCGACCGTTTGCTGAATGGTGATGTCTTCGGGTCTGTATAAGGCGATAATTAGTGTGTCAAGCGATAAATGATTTAGTGAAGTTAAATCGCTATGAGTATGATCGAACACAATATCGTCTTTTGAGTTTTCTTTCTTTAGTTCATTTATCTTGTCAAAATCCTTCTGCGTTAACACTACTCCGGTGGGTTTGATTTGATTGGATTTGATAAGGTTGCTCATTTTGTTTCCTCCTTAGATAAAATCAGATTGTTTTATGCCTCGGTCTGCAAGCTTCTCTGTGTCTGTTTCGTAGTGGTATTCAGGTTCTTCGTCTTCGTCAATGTCACATTCAGGGCATATACCATCTCCGTCATCTGGTCCCAGATACTCTTTACAAACACAACAGTAGTGTAATTCTGGTAAGTATGGCATCATTCGTTTATCCCCTTTACTTTCATTCCGATGATGTTCAGTACTTTCTTGACTGCTACCTCTGTTCTGTCCTGCATTGCGCTTTGCGCTTTCTGCTGAATTTCGAAGTAATCCAACAGTTGTTCCTCGATAGTTTGCCGAATGGTGATGTCTTCGGGTCTGTATAAGGCACGGATTAAGGTGTCAAGTGGCATTCCGTTCAGCGGCTCACATCCATCATCCCACCGTTGTAAGTTATCTTTTGCATGATGATTTACAATGACTTCTGGCGTGTAATACGGATCACTTAGAAGAATGTCAATCGCTTTCTTTTGTGAAAGTGTCAGCACCACTCCGGTGGGTTTGATTTGATTGGCTTTGATAAGGTTGCTCATTTTGTTTCCTCCTTTTGAATAGCTGCGAGTAGTTCCATTCTTGCGACACATAGGTGTCTAAAGGCTTTACTGTTTACGGGTATTTCCATGAGTGCGTGGTTTACTTCTTCTAGTGCTTTCTGAATGTGGGTCAATTCTTACGGCCTCCGTTTCACTAAGCTGTTCGGTCGTTTCGATGCAGGGATTAAATGCGTGTAAGATTTCCTTCTGCGTCCATTCTGAATCGTGGTTTGTCATTATTTAATTCACTAACATCCACTTGATTAATGATTCTGTCAGCTAAAACGTCTGATTCTTCGTTTGTATCCATCCAGTGATCAATCAGCATGATGATTCTTATTTTGTTATCCATTTCATTTCCCCCTTAGATAATATCGTTCAAATCAACCTGCAAGTATTTCGCAATCTCTTTCCACGTTTCAACCGTTGTGCTTGCTCTTCCGTTTTTCAGCATGCTCACTGTCTGCCGGGACTTACCAATCTCACGTGCCAGCTCAGAGGCGCTTACCTTCTTTTTATACATCACATCGGAAAGCTTTGTGTCTACGCGGTGTTTTTTAATCTTTACAAATTCAATCTTTGTTGTAGGCGGTCTTCGTTTTGAATTTTCGGATGGTGTTACGTTTTCCAAGTTGCATTTTCTGTTATCAAATTTTATGAAGTTTAAATGGTCTGGAACAAATCCTTTTGGAGTCTCCATTACAACCCGATGCATTAGGATGTTTCCGCAACGTGCGTAACCGTTTATTATGTGCCAGGTTTTACCCTTCGCTACGGTTGATACTTTTTCTAAATCTTCGGTGTCTATAAGAATAAATCCCTTTGGCGTGTGTATTTTTGTTATTTCCCCAGATGTTTCAAAGATATTTTTCATTTACAGCAACTCCTTTAAATCAACGTTTAACTTTTTTGCTATCTTTTCCAGAACATCGGTGCTTGTGTTTCCTCCCCGCTTAATGCGATAGATGGTGGTTCTGTTTACTCCAATGTCTTTTGCAAGTTGAGTGTCATTAGTTCTCGCTTCCATCATGGCCTTAATTAGCCCAGTTCTGATTGTCATTGTGTCACCTCGTTTCGTTCACCTCTTGTTTACTACTATACATCATATGATGCGCCAATGCAACACTTATTATTCATCTTTTTAAAAATAATTGCACAAAAAAGTCCCCTTATATAGAAGGAGACTCTTAAATCTAGCATGTACAGTATTGGGTAATGGTGGTATAATAGTACGTATAAAGACAACAAAAAGAGCCATCAACCGCGACCAACGGTTATGACTCATGTACAGCCGATTCTGCACATCGACTGAATATACGTTTATTATAACATGATACAGGGTGTTTTTTCAATCCACTTGTGTATTATTGTATACCAGACGCTTATTCGATCCTTGTGGGGGTTGGGTAGGCGTTTTTAGCGTCTTTAACCTCCGTGTTGATGGAAGAACACGTTAAACAACATCCCTGCCCGTACATCCGGTTAGGTGCAAGACTCGTTGTAGAGGGACTGCATATTGTTTGGTGATGACGAATATCCCAGAAGTAAGCGTCCTGTATCACACTCACAAGAGAACCGGATAATATCCGTATGCGGTAATGGCAGACCTGGGCGCATCTTCTCTTGAGCGACAACGAAACGGCGGTGGCTCCTTTATACCGTGATTGTCTTAGTGGGCCGTTAAGGCTCTCTCTGCTCTTCCTCGCTTCTGGTTCACCATTACCCGTGCTTGTTTCAGTGCTTTAAGTCAATACAAAAATATATTAAAAAGGATGATGACAAATGGATTTTAAAGACCGCTTAAAACACCTCACTAAAGGATTCGCAGCAAGTAAGAACTTAGAAGAAGGAATCGAGAACGGAACAATCAGCGATCACGATACCGAACGTGTGTACAACATGCTTAACCTTGTGGCATTGCTGGAAATCAAGGGACTGCTCGAACAGGAGATTCCTCTTGTTACCAAGAACTTAATGGAAATGATGGATCAACCGGACGGAATGGAATATCCGATACAATTAGTGAATGCGTTCTTAGACATTTTAATGACCATTAAAGATAAAGTGGATAAAACATCTGCCGGAAATGTGGATTTAGGATGAAAAAGAAAATCGTAATTGAGTTGAATATTGTTGACGGAAACGTGGACTTTCTGAATGAAGATGAACTCAGTTACTTCGAGATTATGGGCATGTTGGAATATGTGAAAATGATGGTCATTAAAGATTGGATGGAACTGTAGGGAATCATATAGAACATAAGAAAGGATGAACCCACCAGTTTAAATTAACCTTAACCGTCTATCCTAACAGAAAGGAGTGAAGAAGATGGAGAAACAAGACGTTTTGGTGTTTTTGGCATGCGGAAGGTATTTGCCAATCGAACAAAATGGATATTCACTGATTGACGTTGTAGAATATTTATTTTGCGAATTAGAACGCGTTAAAAAAGAGTTAGAGGTCATGAAGAATGCGTAAAAACCCCATCATCTACCGTCTAGCCCAAGCACTCACACGCTGGCTGATTGGTGAAAAGAAACGCCGCATTTATTGCACAGACACAGGTGAGACGTTTGATCGCTACAGTGACTATTTAAAGTCCCGGCACTGGCGAGCGGTGAAGAAACGGTATCGCAGCAGACATAAGTATAAGTGTACCCGCTGCCGATGTACGGAAGCACTCCACCTACATCATTTGACTTATGAGCGGATCGGGAATGAACGGGACAGTGATTTGATTTATCTGTGTGCAAAGTGTCATACGAAGGAACACCGGGGAAGGAGGAAAAGACGATGAGCGAGGAACCTACTGATTTTCAAAAGGTAAGCGCAGAGATTGAATCGAAGTTCATCGAATGTGACGATTGGAACAATCATGAATTGAATAGGTACGTGAACGAAATCCCTCTAGAAACAAAGGAATTGCTTTTAAAATGGTATATCGTTGCAAAGTGGAATCAAAGGCTTGATGAAAGGAATGGTAACCATTGAAGGAAATATGGCAACATAAAATATCTTTGAGGAAAGCAAACTGTGTAATTTGCGAAAAGGAAAAAGTGTGCTTTAACATTGTTGACTACGGATTCATATGTCCCGGATGTTTAAGTCATTATTACAACAATTGTGGTGGTATATATAAATAAAAAGAGGTGTACGCAATGTACGAAGACAAAAACAATGTATTTTTAACGGATGCGGAAAAAGATATGATACTGAGATATGTAAAGCATGACGGGATAGTAACTCTTACTAAAGAGGAAATACGCAAGTTGTTTTATGAAATCGAGTATTTAAAGCAAAAAGCCCTCAAATGAGGGCTATTTCTTTTTAAGCAGCGCTACCATCCCCTGTACATCCTCTTGAAACACTCGGAATGATCTTACACCGATGTTGTACCTGCCGACACCGCTTATCCACAACATGGGCATAACCTTTTTATGCTCGGGTTGCCAGCTTTCCTGCTCATATGCTCGAGACAGGAAATACTGCTCGTAGCGATTTAGTTTCTCCTGAAATTGTTTGTCGGTATAAACAGTTCTTTGGATCTCCACGAACCAACTCAATCCGCACCAGATCATGAATATGTCCGGTTCCATCAGTCCCTTGCCGTATTTAGGCTCGACGGTGAATATTTTAGGTTCGTTCACTTTGCGGATCTCCTTGTAGAAGTGAGCCAGCTCGAGAAAATGATTGATCTTCTGTGAGTCCTTTTTAATGTGCTTATCTGCGGGGAAATACATATACTTGCGGCGCTCCGTGCTACAAGTGATGTATTTATCACGGCGTAGGCGTTTAAGTACCGTGTTAGCCTGGGTGATGGGCTGTTTCGTGTGGCTAAAGTGAAGGTCAGCGATTAAGTCACGGTCAAGCACACGGAAGCGTTCTAAGTCGTCTAGGATAGCTTTGTCGCGGGCAATCATAGTTCACCCCACTCCAAACTTTCTGGAAGCGCTTCCGGGACGGCTTCCTTCTCCGGTGACTTGCGGTATGGTTTAAGAAGTTCGCGTGCTGTATCAAGCTTTAGGAGCGGCCCCTGCACGGTCTGTGTGTCTTCACCTTTGTAGATCATCATGCCGGCTTGAGTTAAATGCTCCGCGCCTCCTTCTCCAATCGTTATTCGACTGTTGATTTCGTCTGCGTGTTTAAAGGCCATTCTGACTGTTAAGTTTTGCTTTAACTTTCCGTCCAAGACCTCGCGACTTCCACGCTGCATGGATAAGATGAGGAACACGCCAAGCGCTCTGCCGATGGTGGATATTTCTTCGATACCGGACATGAGGTCCTTTTCCTTTTGCAGCAATGCCACTTCATCCACGGCCAGCACAATGTACGGGAGTTTCTTCGGAAGATCATCAATGTGTGCTACTTCGGCAGCGTCCATCAGATCACCGCGCCGTTTCATTTCGTGGCGAAGTTTCAGCACTAACCGGGAAAGGCTGGGAACGTCCATAACGACTTCTTTTGCGATTCCCCGGAACAAGTGAAACTCTGACCGCTTCATGTCTGCACAATACAGCTCTAAGTTATCCCGGTTACAAAGGAGCGTGGTCAGGATGGAGCGTAGGGCTACACTCTTCCCGCTGCCAGTCTCTCCAGCTATGAGTAAATGCGGATGATCTACCATATCATACGACACCTCACCAGAGCGGATACGACCAACGTAGACGGGCAGTTTGTGTTTCTTGATACATTCCTTCACTTTCAGCACATCGTACTCGTAGGCGGTCAAGGATTGGCTGTAGACGCTTAATATGAACCGGCGTGAATCCACCTGAGTGAGTTCCGCGTTATGACCAAAGGTTTGTTTAAACAGCCAAGCCCGTTTATGAAGTTCGCTCGGATCAACGCCTACAGGGATTTGAAACGTGGCTTGTGTGCGGTCGATGAACGTCACGACTTTCTTGACGATGGGATATGCGCGCACCTGCTTGCCCTTGTAGCCCTGCATCGTCATGTGGAAGTCTTGCGTCCGCAGTAAGGCGGATAGTTTGCGGTGCATCGTTTGCTCCGGGGAGGAACGCCATACGACAAACGCGCTGGCCGCACTTGCCCCCGCTCCGATCAATTTCATTGCTCCTAGCTCCAGCATGTTTTTAACAACTCCTTTGTTTGGCTTTACGTCAACGTTTTGGCTTGTATTACATGATTCTTGATAAACGTGCAATTACATGATCATAAACCTGTGTTCAAATCGAACATTGCACCCGCTGCCCAGAACATCGAACGCCATTCAATCCTCACAATCCCGGCACAAAGTACATAGGTAGCAATTTTGACCAGCACAATCTTGTTAGCGTGTCCTGCGAGTTCTAAGCGGTGTTCCACGACATGAGCAGCCAAGCCAACGACAGCGATTTTAGCCAAGGGGATTAGAGCCAGAGTTAACATGTTATCGCCTCCTGGTACATAGGTATGTGCATAGGCAGAAAAAAAGACCAGCCAATTAAGGTAGGTCTAAAATAATAAGCTTATTCAATTAATTCGCTGATGGAATTGCATTTTTTACAACGAACAATGTGAACGTATTTCCCTCCGTCTGGTTGCCCGTTTGAATATCCTTCGCATGACACAGTTTCATATCCAATTCCACCATACAACTCATGTTTATTGCCACAATCGCATGTGCATTCTTTATCTCTAAATGCTCCAGTCCTCATCTTAAATCCCCTCCAAAAATTTTTTTACATCCTCCAGCGTAACTGCAAAAGAATGTCCTACGTTCGCCGCTCTCACAATGCCAACCAGTTCGCCGCGTTCATTCAGCAGCGGCCCTCCGCTGTTTCCTTGCTTCACCTCTGCATCCGTCATAATTGCCGTGTAGGACTCTCCTGTGGTCATTGTAGCGGGTTGATCGATACTTTGTATGACACCTTCGCTAAAACTCCACTGTGGCAGTCCTGTGGGCTGTCCTACGGTCATGATCGACTGTCCGGTGTATGGTTCCGTAGTTGAAAAGATGAATCCTTCTGCGGTAGAATCAATGTGCAGGAGTGCTAAATCTTTGTCTTTGTCGGATTTAATCAGTGTAGCGGTGGTTATAGTTCCGTCATACAGCGCAATATCAATTTCATTGTGCGTAAAGTCGATTACGTGATGATTGGTTAGAATGTATCCGTCACCGATCATTGTTCCTGTAGCTGCGGTTACAAGGGAATAGAATGTCGCCCATGGATAACGTTCTACGTTTTCCAGAACCACCCGTACCGTTTTGGATCTGGCGGTTTCAAGTTGGGACTGGAAGGTGTGCGGCTCGTTGTACACATATCCCCATGCGGTTGTGGGTAATATTGTGAATAAGAGGATTAAAGCTGCTAAGATACGTTTCATTGTTGACCACTTCCGATCAATAAACGTTCAGACGGAAGGTAAATATACTGCATCATTGCATTTGCTTTTTCCTTGCAATGCTTGTAAATCTCTTTGTAATACACTCCATGTTCCATTTCCTCTTTTACGGTATGGATAATTGTATCTTCGATCATCGCAATTACAGACAATACTTTATCTGTAGCAAATTCACGTTGACCGCCTTTAATGCCAACCGCATTATTAACCATCTTTGAGTAGTTCGTGTAAATCATATCTGCATGCGTGCTTCCCTGGTCCTTGGCGTACACAACAAGTTCAGAAAGCACGTCTGTTTCGTTCCGGCGAGTCAGTTTACCTTGATGGCGAGTTTGTAACCATTCGCTGGACTGCTTTTGCATTAACGCCATTTCCATATCAACAAACTTGTTTACATATACGGCAGTAAACCAAGTTCCTTTTTTACCAGTCATTTTATTTGCGATCATATCGCAGCCCTTCCTAGTTATCAAAAAACAAGGAAGCTTTCTACCTGTAGAGTCAGAATAAGACGATTCCATAAAGAAATCACTTAGGGAGAAATTCCCCTCAGTCAAATGTTCAGAATACGTTCTGATCGTCTTCATTAAGTCGTTATGCGGACGGTCAATCATCTCCGAAACTTCTCTGCTGTTTACGCAAGCTTTTTTACCTTGAAGGATTAAAGATAGTGGGCTCATTCTTCATTCTCCTTTTTGATGTGTTCGAGGATTGCTTTCTCAACCACACTTGAAATTGATTTACCTGTTTCTGCCGTGAACTTTTTCAACTTGTCGTGCGCTTCAATACTTACTCTTGTGTTCAATGTAACTTGTGCCATGTTGACACCTCCTGAATTCAATATACACCAACGCTTGTTTGTTTGCAAGCATGGTAAATAAAAAAAGAAGCCCGTTAGGACCTCTTATAATCCTGCACCGCTTTTTCAATGGCTCCCTTAATCTCTTCGGCTGTGATCTTGATTCCTGCTTTACCCAGCACCTCAGACGCATAGGAGAACGCTGCATTCAGTTTTAAGCTGCTGGCGCTGTTCTGATCTTTGTATTCCTTCTCAGCATAAGCGTAGGCTTCCAGAGCAATGCGGTGGATCGTCTCCCGCTGTGCTACGGTGGTTTTTGTCTCCAGCCATAGTTTAACCCTCGTTTGAAGCATAGCCAGCATACCCAAGACAATAGAAGCTAAGATACCGACAATAGCAATAATGACGGGGATGATTTGCGGTTGTACCGCTTGCCATACTTCATTCATTTTAGTACCTCCAATAGTGGAAAGATGTCAATGCGTTTTGGTGCTGTGGTGTTGTCGAAGAATACACGGCTAATCGGCATAACGTCCCGCGCTTTGATGTATGACTGATTGTCTACGAGCATCGTTTCAACCGGAGCGCCGTTTAAGATAATCTGTTTATCCTTGAACGTCCAGAGTGGATTAAGGTAATTCAGCACCGGACGAGCGGGAATCCATGCAATACCGTTCAGCAGGTATCCTGTAAACGTCTGTGCGTTCGCTATAACGCTGATTGTGGTAAGTCCCGGTGTTTGTATGGGTGGAGTGGTAGGAACGCTGTACGGGACTTGTAGAAAGGCACACAGGCCTTTAGCGATTGATTCGGCAAAACGGTTTTGGAAGTCTTCGCTGAACAGGAGTTCTTCTTCCGCTTTGTTGGAAAGGAATCCCGGCTCCAGTAGGCAGAACGGCATATTCGCACCACGGCCCACGGCAAGGTTTTGATATTTGGCTTTGCGGTCTTTGAGTCCGGTTGCAGCTAGAATGTACGGGTGCATGTGCTTGGCGAATGCAGAATCTTTGGTGTACAGTGTTTCGGTTCCCCCGGCAGATGATAACGCCCCGCTATTCGCATGAATGGAGATAAAAGCTGCGGCTTTCAGACTGTTGGCGATTCTGGCACGTTCCGGGAGTTCGATAAACACATCCGTGGAGCGCGTTAACTTAATCACAACCTGTGGATGATTCACAAACAGCGCCTCTACTTTTAGCGCCACAGCAAGGTTGAAATCCTTTTCGTACCTTCCTGACTTACTCACAGCCCCAGTATCTGCTTTGGGCGTACCTTTTACACCTCCGTGTCCAGCATCGACAACAACGATATAGGGTTCATTCATTTCGTTTACCTCCTGGTTTATAGCCATTGGTGATGATGTCGCAGACGTAATTCCATTCCTCTGAAAATATCCCCTTGAGCGCGTAACTCCACGGTATTCTTTTTGGGGTATGAATCTTGCCCCGTTTATACTTTCGATCTGTTTCATTACCCAAAGTTTCCATTGTGCATCCTCCGATTGCAGGATAGGAAAATGCCCCTCCAAGTATCTCTTGAAGAGGCGCATTCCGTTTCTTCGTCCCACTTGATAAATCACATAGATAATGAGTGCATCCCATTTAAACGTATCAGCGCTTTTGTAGAGGAAGTAAGCAAGATCATAGCAAAAGTCCAGTATCCACATCTATAGGGACCGCCTCCGGGTCTAGGGACTGAGCGATCTCATCCCCGTGGAATGCAGCGATTAGGAGCAAGGTAGCGGCGGATAGGCCGTGTTGAAATTCGGTAGGATCAAATTCAATCATTTGATCACTCCGCTCTCACTCAGTGCTGAATTGACCCGGATGTAGATATTATTGATCTGCTCCTGAATCTCTTTCAGCTTGGCGGTGCGTTCTTTATCATTCAGTGACTTATCCGCAGTTATCTGTTTCTTATAGTTCCGTAGTTCAGACAAGCTTTTAGATACAGAATCTTTTGCCGAAGAGTTTAAGGCTTTTCGCAGATCATCGTTGTACCAGGACGGTAGTTCTTCGCCCACCTCGTTGAAGTTGGCATAGGCCTCATTCAGCTTGTCTTTAGCAGCATAGAAGTCTTCCGACAGCGTGTTCGTGAATGTTGGGTCCGTGATGAAGTTCCGCAGCAGTGTGTTTCTGACGTTACCCTGTCCAAGTGAAGAAGTTAGCGGTAATCCGATCCGCGCCGCATCACCACCGTATGACTTGATAATGTAGTCCGTCATGACTGGAGAGAAGTTTGTCCATTGTCCGATTTTCTTAGCGAGTGCGGAAGTCTTTTCGTCATACTGATTGCGTCCGCTACGGTCTTCCATAGACTGCGGAACAATCGGCGATCCGGTAAAACTCTTGTTGGAGATAATGGAAGTTGGAGGTCCGAATACTGTCGCGTTAGCAAGTCCTGCTAAACTTCCTTGTACGCCTGTGTCCTTAGTCAACCCTTGGAGTAGTCCGGTCAACATTGGCGGTGTCCATGCGTTCACCAGCGCGTCCATAGATCCTTTAAACGCTTTAGAGTCACCGTCTTTAAATGCCCGTAGTCCTTCGATGGTCATTTCACCGAATGAAGTGTACGCAGGGTCCAGCGGAACCTTTACAAACGAACCGTCTGCATTCTTGCTGACAAAGGTATGCCGCATCCGTTCGCGCGCCGGGATGTTTTTATAGTCTTCATCATCATGAAAGCGCGAGTATTCAATGAGTTTAGGAATGACTGCAATCACGCCTACAGCCGCTGTCGTCCGCACAGGATTGTCTTTAAATGCTTTCAGCACTCTACGTGTACCTTGTACGGCTGCGTTGCTGTAAGGGGCAATAGATTCTATCTCAGACGTTTTAAGTCCTTTGCGGGAGTAGTTTACTGTCGCTTCTCTACCCGCATTCATGGCTTTGCGGATGTTCTCCGGTGTGATTTCCCCGCCTAACCGCTCTAATTCAATGCGAGAAGCCGCTATGCGTGGTGCGTTTTCGGCAATGTTTCCGATGCCTTCAAGAATGTTGAAGGGTGATGCAACAATCTTCTTGCCTGTTTTCAACGCGTTACGCCCGGAAAGCTTTGGGTAACGCGTGAGATTGTCGATGGACTTGTTGACATTGCGTTCACCTTTTAAGGCGTAAGAGTAACCGCCGCCCTGCCTACGGTATTCCTGTGCCCATGTTCGAAGACCTGGAATGTCAAGTGCATCGCCAATACCGGAGAAAATGGAGTACACGGTATAAGCCGCCTGTTTGACTGGATTACGCGCCTGAATCGCAGAGGATGCTAAATCCATAGTCGCGCCTTTAACCGCGAATACAGGCGCTAGGAGTCCTGTAGCGCCGCGTTTAGTGGCATTAGACATAGCGCCCATGACATCGGTTAAAAGGCTTGTTGCTTGCGGTCCCATCGAGATAGCCGCTTTGACTACTTCGAGATCTTCTACGCGCATATACATAGGTTCGCCGTCTACCATGACCCGCAGGATATTCTCTTCATCAAGGTTGATGTTTTTACCTTTGTTCATCACCATTTCAAAGTTGTTGTCGAAAGCGTTGATCAATCCTTCGATGCCGTCTTTTTGAATGATGGCGTTAATGTCGCCGATAGATTGTTTAGATACGTTCGCGGTGTTATCCACTACAGAAACAATCCCTTTGAACGCATCCGGGTTCTCTTTCAGCGCTCTTGCTACAGGTTGTAACGCACGGTTACGCATAACAGCATTAGTCCAAGCGCCTACCGCTTCAATCGTGGACTTCCGTGCATCCACCAATGGTCTACCAGAACCGCCTTCGGATAGCTTCTGGATCGGCGCCTTCTGACCGCTTAACGATTGTTTACTACTCTTGGCTATAAAGTCTCTCCCCGGCTTTTCGGAACGTGAGAACTGCCGCATTTGCGGAACGTAATAAGGTTCTGCAGATTCAAGCGCTGTTTTCATCTCCTGAGAAATGAGTCCTTCGTCTACGCCAATCTGCCGGACGTTATTCCAGAAGTTATAATAATCGTTTGAGATGGCTTCAAACCCTGGGTAGGTACGTTCCAGGTAATCAATGCGTTCATTTACCTTCTCCGGTGTCATTTGCAGACGATCATCGAACACTTTCTCGTTACGCTTCATGCGCGTGGTAGCCCGTTTCAGGTTGAGGAAGTCAAGGAATTTCTTGTCTTGCCCTCTGGCCACTTTGGTAAATACGTCCTTCAAGCTTTCGCCAATCACTTCACCTTGCATGTTCACAAACGCATCATCCACAATGACGTTTGCAATGTTGTTGGCACGGTTTGCATCCATGGCCGTATCGTACACATCGTCACCTAGCTTTTTCAGTGGGTCGAGTGCATCCACATGATCTTGATAGGCGGCTCTTACTTGTGCTTTGACAGCCTCTACAGCGCCTTCTTTGTCATTGCGGATCGAACGGCTTACAATCATGTCTTCGGTAGTGACCGGTCCTTGTCCCCTGATGCTGGAGCGGTTAGCGCTGATGCCTAGATTCTGTTCGCCAAACAGGTCCGTAAATAGATCCTGTTGTTGTGCTGCGGCCGGTTGTAAATCGTTTGTTGCTGCGCTCATGGTTTCAGGTGCTTTAGATTGTTCAAGTAAGTATTCAATGTCGTCCTGCGTGAGTTCATTAAATGGTTTGGCGTTGATTTCCTGTTCTCTTGTTGTGATTTCAGTTGAACGTGGCGAAGGTTCAGAAGCACTTCCCATCTGTTCTGCAGATACCGGATTAGGTTCAACATTTGATTTGATCTCAGTTTTTGCCGTAGAAACGTCTGCTTGTGATTTGACAGGTTCCGTGATCTCCGTTTTCGGTTTAACGTCAAGATTTGATCTCACCACGTCTGTACGCGTAACAGGACTCTTTACCCCATAAGCTTCCTGTAGTTCCTGCGTCTTCTTGGCACGTTCGACCAGATCTTTAGGAATGCTCTTGGAAGATAATAACTTGTCATAGTCATATCCAAGGTCCTTGGCTACCGCTCGGGCAGATTCTTCCACGGTTAATTGTTTGCGGATTTCCTCACTGAGCGAACGCATTTCTTCATAATCCAGTTTGCGGATTTCATTCAGTGAAATATCATCACCAGCGTTTTTGAAATTTCGTTGAATCCATTTTGCTAATTCGTTCGGGTTTTCAAGTGGTGGTGTCATGCGCTCAGTGACCAGTGGCTTCATTTGTTCTAACACTTGATTAAGTCCCGGCTTTGTGACAACTCTGGCCTTAAGGATGCCCGGAGCGGATTCAGGGACCACATCTGCTGTTGGCGTTTCAATCGGCGTTCTATTCTTCATGAATCTGCTAAATAAAGCACCGCCAGCAGCGCCAATTGCAGCTCCAGCGGCCGCATATTGACCAACGTCTTTCAATCTCCCGCCTAAAGACTGCTGTTGCCCTGACATGGCTTCCTGAATCTCATTCGCTGTACCCATGGCCGCGCCCAAACTACCCACGCCAACAGCACCACCTACCGCTTTACCCACAATCTGATTTTTAATCCCTTTCGATAATGCTCCCCCGGCGTTAATCCCTAGATCAGTGAGTCCGCCCAAGCCGGCAGAAATACCAACATTCGCCGCGCGTTGTCCTAAAGACTGTTGATCCCCGCCGAAGCGTTCGCCCACTTCTTCACTGACTTGTCGTGGTGCTTCCCATAGCGCCCCTGCTGCTGTACCTTTAACCAGGTTCTGCACAGCCTTAGACGAGTTTTTCACGATTGGCGCGACTAATTTACCGCCCACGTCATACGCGGTCTTACCGCTAACCAGAGAGCCTAACACATCGGCTACAATCCCGCCTTTGGCTTCTTCCGCGCGGTCTAGTCGTTCTTGCGCTGCTTGACGGGATGCGTCCGGACCGATCTTGGTAAACGCTTGGTCCACCAGTTTTGTTAATCCAAACGTACTAGCTGATTGCATCCGATCACCAAAGGCGTTGAAATCGTCAATGCGGTCAAAAATGGTTTTGTCATTTGCTGCAGAAGCATTCTCAGGTCCACGGCCGGTCTGCTGTACCAAGTTAGCTGCAGGCACTTTCCCTTGCAAAGTTTGCTGTATCCCTTGGTTAGTTTGCAATAGATCAGCAGCAGGAAGCTTTCCTTCAAATGGTTTATTCGCTTGTGCCGCTTTAAAATCAATTCCCTGTGTAGGCAAACTTTGCTTTTCGGATCCTACACCTACACTTTTCAGCGTTGATTCAAGCAGTTGTGATTGCGGAGAAACAACCTGTGGCGCCGGCTGTTCCTCACGCAATTGACGATTGCGGTACGCTTCAAAATCTAATTCTGATTGAGATTGCTTCTGTTTGCGTAGCTTGCTAAAGTCAAGCGTTGACATGTTCCACCCCCTACTTAGAGAACATATTATAATATCGTGTCACACCGTTAACCCAATAGTTATTAAGTCCGTTAGGGTCGTTATCGGCTCCTACTGGAGCGTATTTCTTTTGAATCTGTTGAATCGTGGTCAACCCTTTGTCAATGTAGTTTCGTTTAAGGTTTGAGGCCATCTTTTCTATGCCTTCCTCCAGGCTATTAAAGGTCATGAGACCATTCTTGCCCATCATACCGCCCACATTGTTTTTATTCTTTACCGCGTTGCTGCTTCCGTTTCCAGTCTCATGTACGGCAATTGCCGCAAGTAATGCAGGATCAATACCGTATTTCGTCCCCACGGTTGAAAACACATCTCCAGTTCCCTTTAAGACTCCACTCAATGTACTGTTGAGTTTAGCCCCACTAGCCGAGGCCGTGGGGCTTACTGCCCCCCCGATGAAAGGCCCTCGTTATACATCTTCGTGATTTCTTCTTTGGAGAATCCAAGGGATGAAAGAACCTGCATGGTCTCCGTGTTGGAGAGTCCGCTGTCTACCACGTTATCAAACATCTGCTTGCGCTTAGTTGGTTCCGTGGTTAACTTTGTTTTTCCGCTGTCCTCTTGCACCGGTTGTCCTAAACTGTTTGTCGTTGTGGTCATGATCGGTTCTTGGTACAGTTCGCGGATGTTCGACAACACCTGTTGCGGTGTCATGCTGTTTTCTTTAATCTGAGCAGCTTCTTGGAACCATTGTTCTCCTGGAGCCACGCCATACGCTTCAAGTCCGCTAGGAGCGGCGCCCGTAGCCTTCCATACGTCCATCAATCGCCCAAAGCTGTTGTTATTCATGCTACTTTTAGCGCTGGCCTGTGAGGTGTCTGCGTTCTGCTGGCTGACCGCTAACTGCTGTGCAAACTGTTTAGCCGCAAGCGTTTGCGTTCCTTGTGGCAATCCGTACAATGTCGCCAGTTCGTTCGGTATAGTTCCAGTCTGTTCCGCTGCAGTCCAGAGGTTTGCAAGTTGTCTCTGCTGTTCGGTGGTTGTTTTAGTTCCGTTTGGCATGACTCCGGTTAATTGTGCTGTAGTAATTCCTTGGTTAAACTGTGACTCTTGTTTGCTTGTATCTTGAGCTTGTCCGGCAAGTGTACGAATCCCTGGATTAATCGCCCCGGCCTGTGCTGCACTAACATTCGCCCCATACTTCGCAGGATCAATCCCCATTGCCTGAAGCTGTGCACGGATCCCGTCCGCTTGCTGGCTCAGTGCGGCGCGGTCATTAGCAGTGATGCCTTTGGTTTCCGCTTGCTGTTTCAACTGCAGTAAGTTGTCAATAGCGGCTTTAGCAGCAGGAGGTACATAGTTTCCGGTAATCTGTGCTTCGTTCTGCGGTGTGGTTACGTCTTGCTGATACTGCAGTCCGTATAGATTCGATTGATTGGAAATGCCATCTTGGTACTGCTGATAAGCTTGCTGCACATACTGTGGTAAGATGTTATTCGCAATGTTTTCGTTAGACTGATTCGCGAGTTGATTCGCCACTGTCTCAGAGTAAGATGATTTCCCTTGCCCGCTGGCCCGGAGTTGTGCGTTCGTGTTCTTCTGGCTCACTTGAAGATTCTGCTGTGCCGCTCGTAATGCTGCTTGATAACCATGGTCCGTGTCAGCGTTAAACTGAAAAGGCTTGTTCACCGCGCTCTGAATGGTGTTCAGTGTTTGTTCAGTGCGGGGGACGGCCGGCGTATTTGTTGCCATCGCCTGTGCGGCCATTACAGGTAGTGTGGTTGTCTTATTTGGGACGGTGCTTGACAACGCCTTGACTGCCTGTAGCGGCGCTGGCATTACGGCTTTTGGTGTCTTATACGTCTGCTTGGCTTTACGTATTGCGGATAGATCATAAGCCATGATAACCCTCCTTTTGAAATAAAAAAGAGCGCCTAGGCTGGCACTCTTTCGGCTACTTCTATTTTAATCTAATTATTGGCAGTTGTCGCTTGCAATTCGTTTAATTTCGCTTGTATATCAGCAATTCTTTGTTCGTCATTTGAAATCTGTTTTTCCCCGCGGTCTAAACTGGTTTGAAGGTAGGCCAGTTCGTCTCCTTCAAACTTACCGGATGCAATGTTATCCTGGATTCGCGCCACAGCTTCTTTTGTCGCCTGTACATTTGCTTGATATTCTGCAAGATCTGCAGATAGTTCTTCAACTGTTTTTACTTTGGGTTTCGGTATTTCAGGAAGTTTCAATTTGACGACTCCTTTCTCATAACCAACATCCATACCCGCAGCTTCACTTACCACTCGTACCGGGGCATAACTGGTTCCGTTTATGATGACCGCCGAACCAATCACTTTTCCATCAAGATTGACGTTTGCCGTTCCTTCGATCTTTTTACCGATTAAACCGCCTATATCTTCAGCAAACACCGAAGATGATAACGCAAACACCAGACCGGCAATGAATCCTACCACATACTTTTTCACTTTTACCATTCCTCCACACGTTTGATATTAACTATAATATGGAGTATTTTTCATTACATGTAAAGTATTTTACAGACCGCCGGCCGTTAACCGGGCATCAATCGAAATTAAGCTGGAATTAATCAACGCAAAATAATCGTTTATGTCGTCTAATTCGTCTTGAAGCGTTCGATTTGTGGCGGTGTTAAGTATCTTTGTCCAATCTTGAAACCGATTGATCCCGTCTAGATTTGTCCCGTTTGGTGAATCGACCTGCAGTCCGCCTAGTAGTGTGCTGAGTCTGGCTCTTAATGTTCCTGCTGTGTAAAACTCGATAGCAGGAGCGCCGGCATAGTCTGCCTTGTACTTAATATAGTTGTCGGCATCGAAGTATGTTCCAAACAGGTCGTCAGTATTCTTCATTTCCGCTCTAGGGTATGCGGCCTCTCTTGTTGCGATGTATGCACCATAAATCTCCCCGGAAGTTAATTTACCCATGTTTGCGGTGATTGCAGACAGTTCATCTACAGTTAATCGTTCAGCATCAATAGATTTAGCACGAACGTTACGAAAATCAATCTGACCGTTCAATACGTAATCAAGCTCTTTCATCATTATCGCAAACTGATTGATCGTAGTCTTCAGATAGGTCCGTAGTTCTGCCACATCTTCTGTCTGCGGTGGTGCGGACAAAGCAGATGATTTCCATGTTGCCATTGTAACCCTCCTTAATAAAGCGGTAGTTGCCGTTGTACTCTGGTGTATTCGTGCATTTTCATGTATCCCGTACCACTAAAACGCACCCGGATATAGTTTTCAATCGCATACTTCGATACGGGAATGATGATTCTCCTTGCGCCTAATCCGCCACCGGTAATGTTCTGCACCGTTTCCCAATCGCTGCCGCTTACTGATTTGGACAACTCGACTTTAAACGTGCTACCTTCAGCTAGTTCCGCAACAACAAACATTTTATACCACCGCATTTTTTGGGCTATGGACGCATTGGTGAATGGTTTGGTTATGGCATACCACGCTATGGCTGTACCACCGTCTGTCAGCCCCTCTAGCTTGAGTACACGGCCCGTAGAGTCGCCGACATACATTTGATTGTCCAGTGAAGCGAAGGCCGTAGGGTTGAATCCAGACCATACAGACCACGCATTCACGCCGGTACGTGAATCGTAGACTAAAGTAGTATTCGTTGTGGTCTTAAAGTATAAGTTATCTACATCGGCACCGGCGCATGTATTGCTGAGCGTTCCCAGGTAGCCGCCTACAATATCGGAGAATTCTTTGTCTGGTATCGTGCCGCCGCTGTAGTCGTAGATCCCTTGTTCGTCAATGATTCGCATCATGCCACGCTGTGTGCATACGGATTCGTTGTTTAACACGCCCACATCGTCCACAACGAGCTTTACAGAGAAGTTAGAGGTTAAGTCACCATAGAGTTCAAACAGTGCGTTACGCATACCTATAGTTAGTTTAGACAAGCTCCCCGAAAGCATTTGAATGTCTTCCCCGCGCATGGATTCGGTGTCCTTGATAAAGGGATCGTCGTCCGTAGCCGTGAACACGTTCCAGACTTCCGCATTATCGAGTTGGCAGGAGTGAAGTTCTTTGCCTACCGCTCCCCATATCCGATTAGAGTACGTGGTGACGTATCTTAGTCCTGCCGGCGCTCCAGTTAAATCAGCCACCATAGATCCGTTGTACCGCTTTGTGGTCACTCCGTTAGCGCCGATTAGGTTGATTTCACTGAATGCGCCTTGAAAGACCGTGAACGCCCATTTCTCTGTCGTGGATAGACCAGACGCGAGAGTGGTCCAGCTTCCATTGTAACGTCTCCACGTTCCGTCATTGAACACGGCATGAAGTTCCGACTTGTAGAAGCCTATGCCCAATACAGCAGTTCCATAGGTTCCTAATACGGAATATCCCGGCCTTGTGGAAACAGCCGGGAAGGATTCGGTGGAAAGGTTGCGGGAGTCTGTGAAGTAGGTGTCGTCAATCATGAGGGAATCGTAGGTGTTCACGCCTTTGAATACTCGGTTGGTGACAGGTGAGAGTTTGCCGCCCACGTCCTGCGCCTGGGATAACGGGTATTGAATCATTTCGTTACCTCCTTGGCGTAGTTTTGTGCTGATACGTTCCACATCGCTTTGTATTGGTTCTCATAGTTTGAAGCTTTAATCGCATCATCCTGCGTTTGAGCAAGGTAAGCAGCTAGTCCAAGCACCAAACTATAATGGTATTCCTCTGGGAAATCAGGCGATACATTTAAGTTAGTTGAGCTAAAGATACTAGTCGCAATACGATTATATCTCACAAGCGCTTGTAGCCCTGCTTGGTACGGTGCAGGACGTAAAGAAAGGGTATACACGGAATCATCAAAAGTGAAAGTGTTCTCCATAGGGTTAGTGGCGCTAGGTAGAAGCTCTTTATACTTGATTACGCCACACATCACAAGGTCAATGTTTTTAAGTCTGACATCGGTAGGTAAACTGTAATTCGTCTGGTCTTTAATGGGTATAAAAGTAGCGATTCGCGGAATCTTAACCACATTAAAAAAGTCTTGGTTTAACGCTGTCAAAACAATGACTTTATCTTGGACGGAAACTTCATTCGGGACGATAATGTCCGCTTCTGTAATGATCGCACTAATTAACATTCAAACGCCCCCTAATCAATCTGAAAGCTGATATTATCCAAGGTTACAAAGTCCGCTCCGTTCTCTCCTGACAAAACAACGGTGCCGTCTGTGTTGATCTTAATTTCCGTAGGCAATCCATTGGCTGTGGTTGCAATGACTTTTAATTTCTTAGGTCTTCTCCCTTTTGGAAGAGTAGCCATCACAACCCCAACGGATAATGTACCTGGTTTAAGAATCCCTCGTAGTGTCAATATCCCTTCTATTCCTAAGCGATAAGCGGGGATGTCTGTGCCAGAATTGAACGCTGTCCATCCATTTTTCAAACTTAGGGGTACGAAGCTCGGATCTGGAACGTATTTAACTGATTGTTTGGAGTAAGGCAGGTTAAGATTACGCAATAATACCTGTGCAATCTGTTCATGCCCGTAGTCAGTAGGATGAACGCCATCTGGATTTAATAATCCCGAAGCTATATTTTCAGCAGTGTTACCAAACCAAACTTTTGCAAAGTCGATGTAACCGAACTGCGGATAAGACAACGCCACTTCTCGCATCGCTTTTTTATAAAGGTTTGAGGATGGCTCACTGAATATGAAATCAACGAAGATCAGCGTCCCTTTACTAGTAGCAATGCGACTTGCGACATATTCTAGTTTTGAACGATACAAAGAAACCGAAGCAGAAACTCCGAAATCATTCACGCCAAGCGCAAGGATCACCATTTTGTTTTCAGTGTACTGTTCTAAGATGGTGTTAGGGATCTGTGACGCATAAATGCCCGAACGACTCACATTTTGAACCATCGGCTGAAACTTATTCACGTCTTCATAGTAAATCATTCCACAAATATCCGTCGGTTTGGTGTCTGTTTTTTGAAAAATGACAACATGCTCGTCCCACGTTGAGGTAATGATCGGAAGTGAGATACAACCATTTGGATAATTACCGATCACGCTAGTATCTATATAACCCCATAACGTTCCGTCTACTGTCACACTTAAAACACCACCGTCTGCACGTCCTGCATAGACTAACTTTAGGTCCTTTCCAATGTATGTTGTAATCAAATAAGCGCCGTTGATAACGCTTTTTGCCACTACTCCCCCGTAATAATTAGGGTTAAGGTCTAAGGAGAAGTTAAACGAACTTAAGGTGTGGTATTTGTTTTTGGTAGGATCGACATAAACACTTTCATAACCAAAGTTTTTGTTTGCATATTCTATGTTCAATGCTTTCCTGAGGATGCCCACATAAGCATCATTTTGGAAATCGGTTGCTGTGGAACCTTCGGAAATTGAATCCCCAATAACAACAATAGCAGACTCTTTGTTAAGCTCTCTAGACAATACACGGAAGCGATCAATTGCAATAGGTTGAAGTGAGATCCGGTTTTCATAACTGATATCTCTTCTGTCCGCTTCATCTAAGCGGTCTTGCAACCACTCATATGCAATGCCATACGGTTCGCTGTACCTTGCTATTGCCGATTCAGACCCACTATTTAGACCTGTGACCGCAATTTTTAGTAAGTTTAGAAAGTACGCCTGTGAGACGTTTACTTTGTTCTGTGCCCCTCCCGGTGTTTCATACCGCGAGTCTGCTTCTGCGCTGATCTCCGGTGTGGTGCCTTGCCATGGTAGTGTCATGCGTGGTCACCTCGTTGTCCTGCCGCCGTCTTGGCTTTGGCTGCGGCTTGGAGTTGTTTGAGTTTTGTTGACATGTGTTGCCTCCTTTCGGTTTATGGTGGTGAACAGTTTGGGCCTAATGCTCAGCAATCAACTGCACCAGAATCCACAGACGGGGCATAGTTATTGGTATCTTCATGTCCATGATAATTCCTACTTAAGCTGTTGTGCCTGTAGCGTCAACCCATACCGTCCCATTCCACCACACAGGTTTGTTTAGTGTGGCATCAAAGTATTCCATCCCTACAAATCGTATCGTTGGTCTATTGGCAGTTGTTCCTGACCGATTCCCTTGTAAGTAGTGCCAACCAGCACCATCATGATACCTAACCATTTTAAAACCAGTATCATAATTCAACTGTCTCTCTGTCGTATCAGCTAACGTTCCAAGTAAAATGTTTCCATCATTAAACTGCTGAATTTTTCCATTTTGTAGCGTTAACCCTGATAGATTTAAAACATTGCTTACTGCCACCATTACCTGCGACCAGAGGGGAGTACCAGCAGCGTTGTTCATTATCGCCCCTAGCTTATCAACTTGTCCGGTGGTTGTTAGATGGGCAATTGACCCCCTTGTCTCTGAAATCGCTAATGGTTTGGTTGCATCATCGAATGATGGAAAGTTTGTGAATGTAGGAAGTTTTAACGTTTCAGAATACGAAGTACTCCCCCATTCTAAACGTGTCGTAGTTTTGCTACCGTCAATTACCTCAGGATGTGCTGATCGTAAATTGTTATATAAATTTCCGTATAGCATCGTTGTTCGTGTTGTACTGTTTATTTCGATCCCGCACTCAACTTCTGTACCGCTTCCGATTGCCTCAATGTAGCAGCCAAATAAGCTATTACGATTAGTTTTACCTGCACCTGAATCATTAAAATAAACAGCTTTTTTATGGAAATCTTGAAAAGTACATCCAAAAAAGTTAATACCATTAGAGTCGATGATCTCAGCATCGATGTTACAGTTATAGAAATCGCAGGCAAAGAAACGGTGGGCATTAGCACTGTCCTGTAGCATCACGCCAATGTCGAATGACGAGAATCCAACGCGGGTGAAGGTTCCATAATAACCTACGTTTGACCCTATCGCATGCACGCCTTTCCCCTGTCTCAAGGACCCTCCAAAAAATCTAACATCGGTACACTGGAAATAATAAGCTTTAGACATCTGCAGCAATGTCTCTCCTGGACCTATATTAGGAGTTATGATGATAAGTTGCTCGAATCCCATGTACGAAAGCGGCGCGCCCGTTATCCCTTCTATGGTTACGAACGGACCCGTTATTAGAAGAGACCTGAGAACCGTTGATCTTACCCCATTACCTCTAATAGTAACTCCACTCTTCAAGGTGAAAGCAGTAAAAATAAAAGTTCCCTCGGGAATATATACCGATCCGTATCCGTTTGCAGCTGCGGTATCTATTGCTGCCTGAATTGCGGCAGTATCGTCGGTCACTCCGTCACCTATAGCTCCATAATTTTTGACGTTAAGCGCTATATCCGCCAACTGTTCATCAACTTCTTGAAACTTCGCTTGTACCGCAATATCTCCATAGTTCTGCAACAACGTGGGGTCAAGTTCTTGCGAACCTACCGCACCTGTGCCGATCTTTGAGCGTGTAACTGCCTTTTGTGCAATAGTCCGTGTACTCACACTCTCCGTGCGGTAGTGACGTTCTACAATGGCTTCATTCGCAATCGGCAGTTCTGGCAAGGCTAGTTTAGCATCAGTGTACTCTTTCGCGTCCTCCAGAGCGGCATCTGCCTTTGCTTGCGCTCCTCCCGGCGTCTCATACCTCGAATCATTCTCGGCAGCGATGTTATTAGTTGTGTTGCTCCATGGATATTGTGTCATTACCAGCGCCCCTTTATGACAAAGTGTTCATACCCGCTTGTGGCATTGCGGTATTCTTCATATATCTCTTGATAGCGTGAATAGTATTCGTTTCCGGTGGGTAGAATATCTTTTAACACGCCATACACCAGCAGCATGTCAAAGTTCGGGTCAAACCCGCTACCGTTGTTCAGATCATCCAAGGTCAGAGCGCCGATCACCTGCGTGTAGAATATTTTAATCCCGTAGAACGTATCATACAGTGGCGGTGGATATACACCGATCTTTCCCGCAACAAAGTAATAGTACGGGTCACGTTCTTGCTCATTGAAGTGTTTCAGCGGGATTCTGAGCCAGTCTAAGGAATCATCGTTGTACGTCACATTGGTGTAGATGGCATTACGAATAGCGACCTCTGTCACGTTGTCAGGAGGGCATATGAGCGCTAGTTCACCGTTCCCGGCTGTTAGATCAAACGTTTGATTTAGCGCCTCGCTTTGCGCCTGTGACGCGCTTAGGTTTCGTAGTAGCCTGTCCCTTACTTGGGTTATCTTTCGCAGTATTGACACTACGGGCATGGTGTTCTCCGGCAGCTTCTCGATGATCTCTTCCAGTATGTCCTGTACTAACATGATTCACCTCCAATAGCTTTTCCAGCAGTTCATTGGTTTTGTTCTGTGCTTCTATCATAGCATTTAAGGCATCTATTTCTATACGGTATTTTGTCATAGTTTATAAAGAAAAAAGGGAGCCGAAGCCCCCTATTCCTTGTCCTCCATTCCGCCATGGTCACGAATCCAGTTCACCATTTCGTTCCAGATTTCAGCACCCTTCTTTTCAGAAGCGTTCATGTCTGGCTTGATGCGCTGCAGAGCGACATATCTGACTTTGTTTTGTTTCACGCTGGTTTCAAATCCGACCTTTTGTTCCATCCGCTTCACTTCCTAATCACATGGATTGTCCATGACCCCGAAGCGAGATCCACGGTCGCGCCAGTTGGGTTAAAGAAGGATACTTTCACCGCATTTGCAGCGGACACATACCCGAAAGCATGCACGCCCTGCATGTCGGCCGGTGGAAACAGCTCGACCCGATCGCCCAAAGCCGCGCCAGTGACTGTGATTGCCGCTGTGACTGCTCCTGTGACCGTAGCCAAGCTTGCAGGATCAATAGTGGCTGTCACGACAAACAGGTCAGAGACAAAGCTTTTTTCCGGTGAACCGATCTTCTTAATGCCAATCGATGAAGTATTCATACGCTACCCCCTTATGCACCTGCGCCAGTAGATCCAACAGCAAACGACCAGTCAATCGTACCGAATGAGCAGCGTTTCACAACTTTGTATTTGGCGATTTCCGTGTCAAAGTCTGTAATGGAGCCAGTCTCGGGCAAGCGTCGGTTAAACCACTTCATGGCGTTCATCATTCGCGTTGAGTCAGCCAGCACCCATTGTGTGGAGTTCGAGAAGAACGGATTAACCACGACTTTGATACTGCCGTCTGCATAAACGTTCTGGTTGAAGTCTGCGCTTCCTGGCTCGTAGTTCATCTTAGACCCTGGGTCAGGCAGGCCGGCGATTTGCAGTGCAGTACGGCGAAGAGCAGGACCTACGAACAAGGTGTCGCCCATAGCGGACATCAGGTTTCCTTTATCGTCTTTCCACCCCTGCATTTTCACAAACGCTGTGTCAAAGGAGTCAATGGAAAGCACATCGGTAATCAAGTTGGACTGAGTGTCTGTAGCGTTGGTAGGGCTGTACGGATGGGCTGTGGAGAACAAGGCTTGTCCATCCGGCAGAGCGGCGTTGTACGTGCGTCCACGGTAGTCCACGGCGGTTGTAGTGAGCATACCGTTGTTGAACCACTGTGCGCCCTGGTACTGCTGCGTTTTGTATACGGCATCAGCCAAAGAACGGATGCGGTCACGAATGGCAGTCAGTTTCAGATCGTCCACGAAATCACGATCAATCTCACGGCCCAAAGAGTACTTGGCGTGTGTGAAGTATTTCTGCCATAGTTGATCCACATCTTCGTACTTGACTTGGTTGTTGGAATACTTCCAATCCTCCATCAGCCCTTCGCCGCCGATCATTTCAACGCTTTCAGTCGCCTTGTCGGACTTCTGAACATCGAACATCGCCGGAACGTAGTCCTTTTTGTTGCTCATTTCGCGTGTATACAGTTCACGGAATACCGGTTCAAGGACGTTTTTGTCCCATTGGAGTGCTGTTTGCATGTTATTTTACCCCTCTCTTATGAAAAGACCCGTTTTTTGACTTTGATCTTGCATGTTGCTTTAACGGTGTTGACTTCAAGGACAGAGAACGGGCCACCAGTCACGTCAGACGCGAGTACAGACATTCCATCGGTTGCAACGTCTGCCACTTCACAGCCTACAACAAAGGCTACGTCAGGCGTACCAGTGTAAGGAGCTTCGAACCAGTCACCCTCACGGGCAAGGACAACATCCAAGTACTGATTCGTACCTGCGGCAAGTGTTTGATTAGCAAATCCGGCAATGTTCGCACCGTTTGTAGCTTTTGTCCATCGACCCGAAGCAAGTTTAACCGCTTCACCGTCGGTGAATGCTTCGGCGTTTGTCGCCATAATGGAACTAATACGGTGTGAAGGTGCGCCGTAGTCATTGAAAACAAAATTGAATCCTGCTGGCATAGTTGTTTACCTCACTTTGTAATGTATTTTTTAGCAGCTTTCGGATCAAGTCCGAATAGCGCAAAAGCGTCACTTATTTCCTTTGGTACTGCGGGTTCATTGTCTGCTGGAGCAGTATCCGTACCGATTGCAGCACGTTTATTCAGCCGTTGTTGTTTAAGCACGTTCTGTTCAGCAAGTCGGCGTTCCTCAGCAGTGATGGTGTTTCGGTTCACCAGTTCGTAAGCATCAATAGGGTCATACCCGCGGGCTACCTTGGCTTCCAGTTCAGGCGTGAACCATTCTGCCTTACCGTCTTCGCTCATGGTCTCAGCGAGTGTGGGATACTTGGCAAACAGGTCTTTCCATCCCTGAAGTTTTGCTTCCTCGGCTTGCTGCGTCTTCTGTGCAGCGAGGGCTTGCTGTTCCCGCTCCGCTGTAGCTTTAGCGTTCACAAACAATGGGTGATTGTCGATGAAGTTCTCCAGCGTGGCTGGATCAAAGCCGGCATCCGCATATTCCTGAAGCATCTGCTGTTTCAAAGCGTCAATTTCATTCGATTTATGTTCAATGGCTTGTTGTTCAATGGTGTCCAGGTTCGTGAGATACTGATTAACATCGTCATACCCTGCGAGTTTGGCGGCTCGTTTCAAGGCTGATTCGTATTGTTCCTTGCGCTCACGTTCCTTGGGCAAGGCAAGTCCCATCTGCATGGTTTCTTCCCATTTTTCTTTGGGAATTTCGACTTCGCCTTTATTGAACTTCACCTTGAAGACGTCAGTCGGTTCCTCTATGGCGGGAGGTTCTTCCTCGGTCTCGATTTCTTGTTCTTCAACTTGCTCCGGCAATAGATCAAACATTGCCAAGGCACCTTGTACTGCATCTTCTTGAACGTCTTCGCTCTGGCTGGCGATTTGTTCATCACTCATGGGTAACACTCCTTATAGCCCTATGGCAGGGGCTTGAATTGGGGCTGAATGAGTCTCACAAGCAGCCCATTACGTGCGTTTTCTATCAAATACAGGTGAACCAACGTAATAAGCTACACCTTCATGATCAACAACGAGCAACAATTTACCGCAATCAGTGCAGTTCCACATGTTCCCCGGCTCCAAATCTCCTTTGTTGAACCACTTTGTTTTACCACAACATTTCATCACAGTTCCCCAGTCGTGGTATAACTCAGTGTCTAGCTTTATTTTGACTTTCTTCATGACTTTTTACTAACACTGTTAGTTTCGCTCTTTGTTAGCAAATCTCCTGCAACTTTTGTTGCTTCCAGTCGCATTTTCTGCTCTTGCATGGACCGGTCAAACTGTTTGTCTTCCTCATTAACCTGCTGCAGTTGCTGATCCATTTGCTGTGCTTGTTGCTGGGTCGCCTGATTCTCTGCTTGAAGTTGTTCGTTCTGCATCTGAAGATCTTGCATCTGTTGCTGAATGTTCATTTGCTGCTGCATTCGCTCTTGAATCACGCTCATCGGCTCCATACGCCCGTTCTCGATGGTGTACCGAACCGCTTCAGCGTCAATCATAGGCATTTGTGTAGCCGGGTCCATTGTACCCACCAGGTTAAACGCCATTTGAATCCAGTACTCACGGTCAACCGGCTTGTCCGCAGCAATATTCACCTTGATATCAAACAGCGGTACGTACTCTTCCACCAGATCCTTAATTTCCCCGGTTTCAAACTCCATCTGTGTGGGCACACTATTGACTAAGCTATCACGGCTCATGCTTACCTTACGTCCGGTCACTCGTGCAATGCGTTCAGTCGTGTAAAACTGTGCTATTAGCTCGATGTACTGCGAGAACACTTCCTGTAGCGTCTCCTGTATGGCGTCCGTGACGGTGTTTAAACGGGTACTAGCTGCAGATATGAGGGCTTTGGCTTGCTCGCCGCTGGTGACGTTGCTAGACGCCTGTCCGTTCGCGCTGTCAAACTGTCCCGGGATCTTCTGTAGCATATCAAGGTAATGCTGAATCATGTTAAACACGGTTGTGGGTACGTCTACACCCTGCAGTTCCTTGACTTTGTTCCCGGAGATCCCGCCCATAGCTACAGGCAACATAGCTCCAGGTGTGGAGCGTGTTTCTTGCCACACTCTTACTTGGTTCTTACCTATGGCTCCTTCTTCGTACATCATACCGGCGTTACCCTGTTTGCTCATGGTCTCTACCGCTAGTTCTGCGAACCGGTTCAGCATCTGCTGCGGCTTGACCATATCTCGCATAAAGCCCTTTCCCCATATGTAACCGTCAATTGGGCAAATGGTACGTGCGCTAAATGGATATTTACCGTGATCATACACATACGCCTTGTGCTCCAAGAACACACCATTGGTGGTCACGTAGATGCAGTGAACGCCTTCCATCGTGCCGTCAACCTTGGCGACCGTTTCCGATGGGTCCTTGCCGCTCTCCAGGAGCGTCTGTGCCTGTTCCTCGAACAGTGCCTTGTCTTCCTTCGTAATGACCTTGGGAAGCCCTCTGTACCAGTATTCCAGCACTTCAGCGGTGTTGCGGTATGTGTGGGCTTGTCCGCTGCTGTATTCGGTGTGGTTGAAGTCGCTTTGTGAGTGATCTCCACCGGATGTGCTGTCTTGAAATACCTTATCGCCTTGCGTTCCCCACCGTTCCCGGATGTACTCCATCGTGTGGTGAAACCGTTTGATGATGGCGCCCATCTTCTGCAGATAGATGAAGTCTCTCACGCGCGGGTCTGGGAAGAAGTTGTCCAGCTCGACCGGGATGATATCGTTCTGCCCGTCATAGCGGTTCTGTCCTCGTCCACCTTCGACCGTAGGGTCATAGGCCATCTGCATGATGAGCGGACCATGTAACACCGCATTCTTGACGGCTAGTCCATACTTGGTGCGAAAGCCAATCTGCCGAAGTTCAAACGGGATGAAGTCGTTCAGGTCCCTTGCTTTCTGTTCATCCTGTTCGTCTTGGGCTTCAAAGTCCGGGAACGGATCCCAGCCAGTGATCTTGCCTAAGATGGCATCAATCTGCGCGCCGGCAATGTTGTCCACGTTACTCGGACGCATCTTAATGGCGCTGTCCGGGCGAAGGTCTTTCCAGTGGTCCCCGGCATAGATCTGTTTCTCCAGCTCACATTGATCGTCAAAGTCTTGCTTAAACTCTTTGTAGACTTGCCAATCTTGATCGACCACATCCAGCATCTTTTGTTGTACCGGTGTATTGATCGGCTCCATGATCGGCTTTTTGTTCTCAATGTCGAAGATTCCGACAATCTTTTCTTTGGTGCGTTCCAATAGGCTCATGCGTCACCTCCTAATCTTCGTCTGTATGCACTTCGTCTGCCCAGCTCTTAGGTTTATGCTTGGGCAGGTCTAAAGGCGTTACAGGCGCTTCTAGTTGCTTGTATTCGACATAGTCCTTTGCCATGATCTTATCGGTCAAGCGGTCAATAACACGCATCTGATAGCCGATGAACAGCACAAGAATGCCTATCGTGACAGTGAGTGCAATGGTTACCAGTTGGCCCAGCCCCTTTCTGTTTGTGGTTCGTCATCGTCTTCATCAAAGTTTTTGTTGTCCTTGTAGTTTGGCGATGCCGTCCACGGTGTACCATCATAGACCATTGTATGCACAAGCTCCCCGGCAATCGAGATCGTATCAACCTGATCGTCATGCTTACCACGGGGAAAGCTTAGTAGCTCGTCTTCAAAGTCTGTCAACCACGGTGCGTTCTCCCGGTGGTACACTTTCCCTGACTCATACCGTGCAGCTATGGGTAAGCTACGGGTAACCTTGTCCTTATCGACCTTGATCGGAAGGACCGTCATTCCCTCGCGGGTCATTTCTTGAATGAGGTTGGTTCCGAAAGTCTTGTCCTCTATCGCTTGGAAGGATGGACGGTAGCGGTGGTTCAGTTCCTTCATGAGCGGCTTTTGATCTGGTCCGATGATATGTGTCCGGTATACATCATAAATGAGGATGTCGTTGTCTGGTGTGATGTAGAACGTTGTTACAGCAAAGTAGTCATTGATCGTCTTCTCACTGTTTGCCGTGTCTACGGTTTGGAAGATGCGGCACTGATCTTTCTCGTATCGCCGATCCCCTACAATGAAGTACTGCATGGACACATACTTGGTTTCCTCTGCAAAGTACTTGAAATGTTTTCGCTGGAAGATGGTTCCCCCTGCAGCACTCGGTCTCTGCTGATATAAGGCATTGAATACATAAGAGCCAACATCGGACTTGATCTGGCTCATACGCTTAGCATCAAAGCCAAACTCCGGCCAGAGTGGTTCTCCTGCAGCACGGCCTAAGAAATCATTGTCTTCTGCCAGTGCCGGGAAGTTGATCACTGTCCAACGCTCGCCCTCGTGTGTTCCTTCCTTTAACTCGTCTGCTTCTTTCTTGAGTAACCGTCCTACGAGGTCGTCTTCATGCCAGCGGGTCATAACGACTACGATACGTCCGTCTGGTGTTAAGCGTGTGTATAGGGTAGATGTGTACCATTCCCACACCTTTTCTCGCATCACTTCTGAATTAGCTTCCTCTGCGTTCTTCACAGGGTCGTCAATGATGGCGATCCTTGCACCCTTACCTGTGATGGAACCTCCTACACCTGCAGCAGTAACGCCTCCACGGTGTCCCTCAATGCTCCAGGACTCCGCACTCTTGTTGTTGGGATCCACCACACTACCGAAGATGTCCACCTGCTCACTGAGTGTATCACGAGCAATCCGGCTGAATCCTCTACTGAGGTCGATGGAATACGAAGCAAGAATGATTTCATCCTCCGGGTTCTTACCCACGTGCCAAGCCGGGAATTTCTTTGATACTCGCTCCGACTTCCCATGTCGTGGGGGCATAGTCACAATGACACGCCGTAGTTCACCAGTAGAGACTTTCATTAGCGTTTCGTCTAAAACGTCAAGGTGCTTTCCCTCGCGGTCCCTGTACTCGCTGTCGTAGTCTACAAAGTAACTGAAGTCTACATAAGCCCTAGCTTGTCTGACTTCATCCAGGCTCGGAAGTTTTTGCAAGGATTTGCTCAAGGTTCTTCAGCTCCTCCGGTGACAGTTGTTTGAGGTCATGACTAACGGTCTGTTTAACCTCGCCGCTGTGTTCAATGTCTTGCTTGTCTCTCCATTGTTTAGGCTGACGATTTTTTAACCAAAAGATAGCTGCTGTAGGATCTGGCGCGTAATGTTTTACAACTTCTACCTTGTCGGTAATCTGTCCTTGGTAAGAAGCTGTAATAACCTCAGGATGGCTGTAACCAGTAGCCCTATGATAGAGTTGTTGGGCCACATTAGCGTCAGCTATCTCTTTACCTCTTTTTATGGACTCGCAAAATGATGCATGCGCAAGCTTCCAACGATTAACAGTTGATACATCCACTTCAAACATTTCAGCTAGTCTGTTATCATCAGCACCAAGCAAACAGAACTTGTAAGCTAGTTCCGCATACTCTGCTTTATATCTGCTTGGTCTTCCTGCCATTGTGTTCACCTCCCTCTAAACTAATTTAGTTCCACAGTATGGACAATACTGGATAGGCTCAATGTCTCCGTGTTCTTCTACCTGGATATTCCATCCTTTTTCTGTAACAAAGATGGTGCCCATAGCATCAGGTTTTCTTTCACACTCATGTACTTCCTTTCCCGCTGCTGCATGTTTCACGTCCTCACCTCTCTTCATAAATGTAATTGATTCCCTGTAGGTTGGGTACGACCTCAACAGGTAACCCGAAATACTGTGATACAGCATCGCCCGTCTGTGCTTCCGCTTGGAGTTTTTCAAACACTTCCGGGCTGACTTGTATGCTCTTTAGTTTTGGTGGACCGCTTGGGATTTTGTTGCCCATGAAGTTCATCCAGTTGTTAAGCAGTGCTTTCTGGTCCATCCTCTTCACCTCCGTTCCTCTCTACCCCATATTAGCATCATGATGGCTAGATCAATGAGTAGCCAATAGCACCACCAGGGCATGATTTTCACCTTTTCTGACTTATTTACGATATAATGCCCGTAATTTCGGAGACTAAATTTATTTGATGTGACGTTTTTGCGTGATTAATTTCAATGATTCAACCGCTGCATGCGCTAACATGATGGGGATTAGCCATATCCATTCATACCATTTCGTATCATCGAATAGTCCCATCATGATTTAGCACTCCTTTTAAGCGTATAACTTTAATTATGCGCTATTTTCTTCCACACAAGCTTCATTACATTGATCGGATAAGAGATAACAAGGCTTACCGCGCCTACTGCTAGGTATGAAATGCACATCGTGTAGAACAAGGCCCTGAACCACCATGGTGACCGATCTATGCTCTCTTGTGTGATCATTGGGCCTAGCATGTTATCACCTCCGTAATACTGGAAAAAGAGTAACAGGGTTATCTGCTACTCTTAATGATTGAACACCCTAACCCTTATCACTCGTCAAGTGTTCTGCCTTGTCCCCGCCGGACATAATCCACACCAGCTACATAAGGTTCCCCATACGCTATCTTGCAATAGTCGTAGTATGCACTCAGGCCCAGGTTAGCCTAGTCCCAAGTATGATTCATGCTCACATGTACTAAGTTAAGTGGAACTTAACCGTCATAACGCACATGTCAACTTAGAACGTTTACACGCTCAGTAAAGGGCTATTCATGGATCAAGGGACTCTCACCCTTGAACGAGGGCCAGCTACTGTATACATCGTCCGCCGCTTAAGGCAGGCTCTCTGTATCGCATCCTCAACTCGCTCTAACGTCTGCGTCTATATTCCGCCATCCATTATAGCGCCTTACTCAACGTATAAATGTGAACGGTTGCCGCTTCATGCCGTTCCGTGGATCTACACCGCCGAATTTGTTCGGCCCACGCCCCAAGTTTATACTCACTGATGGACTTGAACCACCGACTGATCGCATATAAGGCGATTACTCTACCAGGCTGAGTTAAGTGAGCATGTTTTGGGGAACATCGGCTGCTCCCCGGAGGAATGAGGTGGGCAAGGTAGCAAGACAAGGGGCGGTTCGCGCGTTACCGTGTCTTACTACCTCACAATTACATTTTATCACGAAATCTTTGCATTGTCTGTTCGTTCTTTGTTATATTTTGCCGCCATTTGCCGAACATATCCGTAAGAATACCCCGTCATTGCTGATATTTCCTTCAGTCCATACCCTTGCATCTGTTTGGACAATATTACATCTGCCTTGTTAGTGAATTGCTCCATGTGTGACTCCATTTCCCTCTTAATGGCTTCTACACGTTCGCACTCTTCCACATGTGCCGTTAGGATCTCTGCCGCTCTGTTGTAATACTCTAGTGCCTTATCCAGCGGTAGCACGTGCTCGTCCATGGCTTGTCTTGCTTTCTCCCAGCGCTTTCTAAGCTCTAACTCGTGTAAGTGTAGGATGCTCAGTTCAGCGCATATGTCACTGTAGGATTGTTTCCAGTCCATGTTTATCCTCCCCTTGGATAGATGGATTTACTTATCTGCTTGCGGTTCTCTCGTGTCTACTTCCTGGTTCTTAATGTATCTTTCCAGTTCTTCCGTCTTTGCCGCTTGACCTTTCTGAAACGGCATCCAATCCCATTTACCTGCTTCTTGACCTTGAACAACCGATTCGTTGAAATACATCCCGTTAGGATTAAGTATACACAGTCCCACGCATGTAGCATTATGAACCTGTGTAATGATTGCAGCGCGGTCTGTGCTTTCAAACTCTCCGTTAGGACTTCCCAAGCTTTTGTAATAAACTACTCTTCCCACTGTTGGAAACATGTCCATCGCTCCTTTTAGTTATGGCTCGTCCAGCTTGTTATAGATAGAATCTCTCTTCGAGAGCGCTGATTCTTTCTTCGAGCTGGTTGTACTCTTCCCGTGTAACTGTCTCTCCAGCCACTGTTGATGCCGCAGCAGCCAATCCAGCGGTTGTGCTGTCTTCGTCTTGAATGGGAGGCACCGTAGGTTCTACAGGTTGTTCCGCCATCTCCAAAACCCCTGTGCTATCTGTACTAGCTTGTTGCGCGGCTTCGTACTCGGTTCGAAACGTGTCGGCTTCTGCCTGTGTAACCTCCCGGTACTTGGTTTTGTGTAACCAAGAAAATGTGATCGTTTCCCCCGTCTTTGCAAGCTCTGCCTTGTACTGGCTTTGCGCGGGTTTGTGGTCTTCGTCCCACCGCATGTTTGTAACCGGAATCAGCGAGTCCTGAATGGATTGCTTGTATGCGTCTGCCTTGGCTTTCAGGTCCTCAGACGTGATCACCTTCACAGCTTCTCTCGCTCCGATGGCGGCTTCTGTTTGCAGGTCGGTCACTTGGCTCTTGAGACGGTCATTCTCTGCCTGTTGCTCTTCTATGATGAGCTGCTGCGCCGTTCTCTTCGCTTCCATGTCTGCCAGTTCCTCAGTCTTTTCAAACAGGTCACTTCGCAGCGTAGTTGCTGTGTTCTCCAAGTCCTCAATGCTTGCGACCAAATCATTGTTAAGCATCCGCAGTTCGGCAATGTCTCTCGCGGCATCCTCTTTGACAACCTTGATCTGTTTCAGCGTATTTGCGTCTTTCTCGTCAATGAACATCTGCAATCCATCCCGCAGGATCTCGT